GCTAACGTTTTCCCTACAGGACAATCAAGTACAAGTGCTCTTGGTGATCCTACTGTTATAGCTAAAGCTAATGTTGATGTAACTGGTTTTGAAATTACTTCTGCTTTAGGCACTGTAGCCACTATAGGTAAAGCAAATGTAACACCTACAGGTCAAGTAGGTACGTCAGCTCTAGGTAGCCCAACTATAAACGCAGCAGCAAACGTAAGCGTCACAGGTCAAGGAAGTACAAGTGCATTAGGAACTATTACTACGGTTGCTAAGGCTAACGTAACACCTACAGGGCAAGAAGCTACAGGCAACGTTGGTTCTCTTGCTATCGACGGTGAAGCTAACGTAACACTTACTGGACTAAGTTCAACTTCAGCTTTAGGCACACCTACAACTAAAACCGATAACAGATTTAACGTAAGCGGTTTTGAAATTACTTCGTCTTTAGGTACGGTGAGTACTATAGCTAAAGCAAATGTTACTCCTACAGGACAAGTAGGAACTACAGGCACACCTTTTGTACTGGTTTGGGGAGAAGTGGACGACGGACAAACGCCAAACTGGTCAACTATAGACGACAGTCAAACTTCAGGTTGGTCAACCATAGACGACAGTCAATCACCAAGTTGGGATGAAATTGCTGCTTAAAAACATTAATAATTTTGATTTTTTAATATATCATAGTAAACTATAGGATTAAATTATGCCAAGTACATACGTAAACGATCTCAGGTTAGAAGAAATCGCAACTGGCGAACAATCAGGAACTTGGGGCGTAACCACAAATACAAACTTAGAATTAGTAGCGGAAGCTTTTGCTTACGCAACAGTAGATCCTTTTGATACTGACGCAGACAAAACCGAAACGATGGCAGACGGAGCTACTGATCCTATCCGTAGCTTATATTTAAAAGTAACTTCAACAGCTACTTTAACCGCAACAAGAACTTTAACTTTAGCACCTAATACTGTATCCAAAGTTTGGATTATTGAGAACGCTACTACAGGTTCTCAATCTATAAGTATTTCCCAAGGATCAGGTGCAAATGTCACCATTCCTAACGGAGACGTTAAAGTAATTTATACAGACGGAGCAGGAGCAGGAGCTGCTGTTGTAGATGCGTTTACTGATTTGAATTTATCAGGCGATCTAACCGTTGATACTGATACGCTGTATGTGGATTCTGCGAATAATAGAGTTGGTATTGGTACGAGTAGTCCTCAAACGGACTTAAATATTGTAAACATTTCAGGTGCTACTTTAGATATAAACACAAATCAAGGAGCAGCCGATTCTAAAATATTATTACACGAAGGAACTTCAGCAAGTCCTGCTAATGGTGCATCTATTAGATATGATGGTGCTGCTAATTTATTTAAAATTGGTGTTGGTTCTAGTGTAGATACTACTAGATTAAGTATTGATAGAGCTACAGGCGACATCTCCTTCTACGATGATACAGGAGTTAGCCAAGCTCTATTTTGGGATGCAAGTGCTGAGAGTCTTGGTATTGGTACGACTAGTCCTGCTACAAGCCTCCATGTTAATTCTGGTGCTAATGGAGAAATATTACGAATACAAGGTGCAGATGCTCAATTAAGAATTAATAACTCCACAGCCAATGTAATGGACATAAATTCGTCAGGCTCTGGCGATAGCCTTACGCTGTCTACTAACGACACAGAACGCGCACGCATCGACTCATCAGGCAATGTTGGTATTGGTACGAGTAGCGTTCATAGCTATGGTGGAATAAGTTCTTTAGCAGGAAACATATTAGATGTTTACCATAATAGTTTTGGTACAACCGCAGGAGCTAGATTAATTCTTGGTGCAAATAATACCGCAGCAGATAGACCAGTTGGTGAATTACAATTTGGTAACAACAGCAATCAAATAGCAGGTATTCAAGGTAGAACAGGAACAACTTCAACCAATGGACAAATTTTATTCAGCGTAAATCAATCAGGCACTATGTCTGAGATTGCTAGGTTTAATCAAAGTGGTCAGCTTGGTATTGGTACGACTAGTCCTTCAGATGTTCTTCATGTTGTAAAAACAAGCGGTGGTTTAAACGCTAGAATTGAATCAGCCGATAGTAATGCCGCAGGGCATCTTTATCAAAATATTACAACAGGAACTACAACTGGTGATGGTTTGTTTGTTGGTATTGGTTCGGGTGAACAGGGTTATATGTATCATTATGAAAGCCAACCATTAATTTTTGGTACTGCTGGTACAGAAAATATGCGCCTCGACTCATCAGGCAACTTGATGGTGGGGACGACTGAAAGCAATCCTACAAGTTCAGCAGTCAATGTTGCAGGTCAGGCATTTAGTACAACTGGTGGGGTTAGAAGTACAGTAGCTTCAAATCCAGCAGGTACATTTAACAGAAAAACAGATGATGGTAATATTGTAATATTCCGCAAAGACGGCACAACAGTTGGAAGTATTGGTAGTTATCTCGGAAGCGGAACATCACAATTTTTTATTGCAGGAGCAGATACAGGATTTAAGATTAATTCAACAGTAGATGTCATAGCTCCATCTGATGCTAGTGGTGGAGATAGGGATGCTGCAATAGATTTAGGTTATTCAAGTGGACGCTTCAAAGACCTCTACCTTTCAGGAGGTGTGTATGTAGGCGGTACAACTTCTGCAAACTATCTTGACGATTACGAGGAAGGTACTTGGACACCTGCTCCAAGACCTCTTAGCGGAACTTTATCAGGAACTATAGTTACCGAAGGTCACTATGTAAAAATTGGACAATTAGTTTATTTGCATTTTTATGTAGACATTCAATCTATATCATCTCAAACCGCAGCAAACGATTATCCTGTTTTAGCTGGAATACCATTTGCAAGCAGCTCATCAAATTCTTATTTGGATTCAGGAGTTATTTCTAGAAATACAGCATTTTATGGTTCACCTACAGCAACTAAATGTTTTATGGGGGGAGGAACTATATTTTTTGGTTTATCTCAAGGTGGGACAAGTTTCCCACCTTTTGCTGCTAATCCACCATATACTACAGGAATATTATCAGGCTCTATAACATATTGGACAACAAGTTAAATTTATACCTAGTGGATTCTAGGTAAGGAGAAAATAAAAATGGCAATAACAAAAGAAATAATAGAAGATAAAATAGAAATCGTAGGCGATTACAAGCATGTTCAGGTAAGAACTGCTACAGTCATTAAAGAAGATGGCGTAGAGCTTAACAGGTCTTTCCACAGGCATGTGCTTCACCCTACAGACGATATCACTGGTGAATCTTCTGAAGTCCAAGCAATCTGCAATGCAGTATGGACTGACGAACTGAAAGCAGCTTATCAAGCATTTTTAGACAGCCGAAACATAGGAGAATAAAAATGGCAATATCTTATGAATGGAATGTAAACACAGTTGATGTGTACCCTTCAGAGGGTGGTGAATCAAATGTGATTTATCTAGTACACTGGCGTTTGAACGCTACCGATACTGAAGTCGATGCAGAAGGTAATCCTTATGTAGCTTCAGTCTATGGTACTCAAAGCCTTGATACTTCAGACCTATCTAACTTCACAAACTTTGACAGCGTAACAAGCTCACAAGTACAAGGTTGGGTTGAAGCTGCTATGGGTGAAGAAGCTGTACAAGGTTTAAAAGATGGATTGGATGCTAATATCGCAGACCAAAAGAATCCGACTTCTGTTACCAAGCAACTTGTAGCTTAATTTTGAGAAAAGGAGAAGAGAGATGACTCAAGAAGCAAAAGATAATGTAGTCTTTTTAGACGACAAGGAGTTGAAAGTTAAGGATTTTAACGATCAACAAAAATATTTTTATCAACAAATTGTTGATTTAAAAAACAAGCAAACAAGGATTCAGTTTGAATTGGATCAAGTTAACGCCTCACTTAGCGTATTTCAAAACGCTTTTACTGAGAGCTTTAAAGAAGAGCCAAAAGAATCTGAAACCAAAGAGCTTAACCAAGAGGTAAATTAAGATGGAATGGATAATTTTTATACTAGCAATACTTGCAGGATTTTTTCTTATTGAAAGATGGAAGCCTGAGTGGATTGTTAAAGCCAAATCTAAACTCAAATCTCTTATCAAGAAATAATATGGCAACCGTAAAAGAAGCACTCATCAAAATCCAATCACATGAAAAAGAATGTGCGGTTAGATACGCTAATATTGAAAAGCGTTTGGATGAGGGTAATAAAAAGTTTGACAAGCTAGAACGCATGATCTTCGGTTTATATATCGCATTCGCTGCTTCTTTAGGTATCGATAAATTCTTTTTCTAAATGGACTCCTTTGTCCAACTTATCAACGAAGTTGGCTTTCCTATCGCAGCAGCGTTAGGATTAGGACTTTTTATTTGGAAACTTATTAACCGTATTATTGACGGTATGGAAACCAAGGTAGATGTCCTAGATGAAAAAGTTGCTGATCAAATATCAGCGATGGAACAACGCCTTGGTACCAAACTTGACTCTCAACACGGTATTTTAGTAGCTTTAATAGACAGAGTTCGTAGTCTTGATAACGAGATTATTCGTCAAGATACTTTAATTAAAACTATTTTAGGCATACCGCAACTTATAGATACTAATAAAATAGCCAAAGCAGACAGAGATGATCAAAGGAAAGATTAGTTTATTATTGATATGTTTATCTGTTTCGGCAGATGAAATGGTTCATCAATTTAAAAACCCTAGCTTTTCAGGTATTGGTACTTCTGCTCACTATCTAACGATAGAAAACCAAGAGTTTAATCGCAAAGAAGCTATTAAAGAAGAAATCAAAGCCTACCAAGATGAACTTAAACGAGAGGCTGAAAATACTACTTTGGCTAGGTTTATCAAGAATTTAGAAAGTAGAATATACGCTCAACTCTCAAGACAATTGGTTGAGAATTTATTTGGCGAAACTAAAAGCGAATCAGGAACAATAGAGCTAGAAGGTAATACGATACAATACATATCAGATGGTGAATATATAACCTTAACAGTAACAGATGCAGACGGAAATGAAACAATTATTACTTTGCCTATCGGTAGTTTTACTTTCTAGTTGCTCCGTATTGACCAATAAAATACCTCCTATAACTATAGTTAAAAAAGCTGAGGTGGGTAGTTTAATAAACCAAGAACTTTATGATATCGGTCAACCCAAATTAAAACCTAGCGTAGCAGTTTACGCTACAAGTTTTACCGACCAAACTGGTCAACGTAGAAGTAATAGTCAATTTGCTACTTTTTCTACCGCAGTTACTCAAGCTCCTCATGCATATTTAATTAGAGCGTTAAAACACGCTGGAGGCGGTGAATTTTTTGACGTAGTGGAGCGTGTCGGTTTAGATAATTTAACTAAGGAAAGACAACTTATACGTTCAACACGAGAATCATTTGATGAAGAGACTAAACTACTTCCTCTAACTTTTGCTGGTATGATACTAGAAGGCGGAGTTATAGGGTATGAAAGTAATGTACGCTCTGGTGGTTTAGGTGCTAGGTACTTAGGCGTAGGAGCTACAAAACAATACAGACAAGACACGGTTACTGTTTCTTTAAGGACTATTTCTGTAAGTACAGGAAAAGTTTTAATCGAAGTACTTGTGTCTAAGACCATTTTAAGCGTATCATTAAACCAAGATATCTTTAGATTCATTAGTGAAAACACAGAACTTATAGAGATTGAAAACGGGATGGTAGAGAATGAGTCTACTAATATCGCACTACAAAACGCTATTGAAACAGCAGTTTTAGAAACAATTAAAATAGGAATACATAAAAATTATTGGAGTTTATTAAATTGAAAAAATTTTTACCAATTTTATTTATTGGTTTAGCACTAGCAGATAATGAAATTTACGTTAATCAAGTTGGTAATTCAGCTACTATTGATTTAGAACAAATAGGTAGTTCTAACCTTATAGGTGGTACTTCAGCTACTTCTGGCAGTATGACGGCTTTAGATTTAGATGGCGTTAGTATGACACTAGATATTAACCAAATAGGATCTAGTAACTTATTTAGGTCAGACGCTATCGACGGTGATAACTTTACAGGTTTTTTTGAGTTTGCAGGTGATAGCAATACCTTTGATATACTGATGAACAGTACAGGTTTGATTACTGCTGATTATGTTGATCTTAACATTGATGTAACAGGCTCAAGCAATACATTTGATTTAAAGATCGCTGAAAATGATGACGCATCTTATTTAAACTTAGATTGGATTATTACAGGCGGTAGTAACACTTTTGACTTTGATATAGACTATGAAAATGCTACGAATTATATGGACATTAACGGTAGTTCTAACGATATTACTTTTAACGGTAGTGGGTATTCAGGGACAACCTCAGCTGACAGTGGATATTTTTATTTAGATTTAGACGGAAGTAGTAATACAATAGATGTAACACAAGCTTCAACTTTAGCTAGAGATTATGTCAAAATTGAAAGTACTGCTTCTAATTCTAATATTTGCGTCATTCAAAACGACGGCGGAACAACAACCACTTGTTGAAGTCGGTGACGTTACAGAACTAAAAGGTCAAGCTCAAATAATAAGAGATGAGACTTTTCAAGCTTCATTAGATTTTAATATTCAACAAAATGATCTAGTAGAAACGAATGTAGGTCGTATTGGTATTACTTTTTTAGACGACTCTGTAGTTAAATTAACTGAACACTCAAAACTTACTATAGACGAATACGTTTTTGACCCCAACCCAAACAATTCAAAATTAGCTCTTAATTTTGCTTCTGGTACAGCTAGGTTTATTACTGGTAAATTAGGTGCTATAAATAAAGAGAACATTTCTATCACCACACCTACAGCCAACATCGCTATACGCGGTACAGACTTCACTTGTACAGTAGATGAATTAGGACGTAGTTTAATTATTTTACTCCCAGACGCTAACGGAGTTTCTAGTGGTGAAATATTAGTTACTACAGCTTTAGGTAACGTAACTCTCAATAAGCCATACGAAGCTACCACAGTCAACGTTTTTGAAAACAGACCTAGCTCTCCAGTAATTTTAGATTTAAGTTTAGAAATTATTGACAATATGTTAATAGTTAACCCACCTAAAAATGTAAAACTAAACATTGAAGCTGAAAGTAAAGATAAAAGTAAAAATATTTTAGATATCGACTACCTTGAATTTGAGGAACTTGATACAGATGCTTTACAGGAAGATAATTTAGAATTTAGTGAATTAGATATTAATTATTTAGACGTAAACTTTTTTGAAGATTTACTAACCATAGTAGAAGAACTAGATTCACTAAAAGAGGAAGAACTTAAAAGTTCAATAGGTTCAAGTGTACAAGGTACTGAGATAGGTCAAGACCTTGAAACACAAATAGTAACAATAGTACAAGGAGACACAATATCATTCAGAAGAGAAGTTCAACAAAAACTTAGATTAGATATTAGTAGTTCAACAGGATATACGGTAATATTTATACAAGATGGAGTAAGTAATACTATAAAAGTGAACGGTGGAGGAACTTCTACAATCACTATAAAACAAAGCTCATGAAAAAGATTATACCGTTTTTAATAGCTTCAGCTTTTTTAAGTCTACCTTTAATATATCAACCAGCGTTTTATGAAACGTTAAAATTAAAATTTTTTGATTCGTTTGTTGAACAACATAAACCTTCTGGTTATTTTACAGTTTTAAACATCACTGAAAAAGATGTTGTAAATGAAGGTGGTTATCCTTTTCCTAGACAACGGTTAGCAGAAATACAAAAACAACTAACTGGTAAAGGAGCTATTGGAGTGGGTTGGGTAATAGCTTTCACTGAGCAGGATAGGTTCGGCGGAGATAAAGAGTTTGCTGAAAGCATACGAATGACCGTACCTACGGTATTAGCCATGTTTGAAAATAACAGTAAGTTTTACCCACGTACTACAGGTACGGTAGTCCTCGGTCCAGACGTTAAAGGCTATCCAGCTAGAGGGGTAAGGCAAAACGTTATATCGGCTCCTGAGGGCGTTGCAGTCGCTCCAGTAGACGTGGATAATTTAGTTAGGCGTATACCCTTACTTATGCAAAGCAACGACGGTTGGATACCTGCATATGGCACTCAAGTACTTAAAATATTAGCAGGTTCAGATACTTATATTATAAAAACTAATCAAAACGGAATACAAGAAATAACAGTTAAAGGTATACCGCCAGTTAAAACTGATTCACTAGGTCGTAAGTGGATCAGTTGGGTAGATACTCCTGAAACTACTCTTGATGAAATGGATGTAGAGGGTAAGTTTGTCTTTGTAGGGGTAACAGCACAAGGTGTAATGCCACAAGTGGCAACGCCAGCAGGACTCCTAGAACCACACAAAATCCAAGCAGCATTAGCTGAGTCAATTTTAATAGAAAATTCACCATATATACCTGATTATAGCCTAGCTTTAGAAATATTGATATTTTTAGTTTCTATAAGTATGGCATGGTTTTATATAAATTATTTCGGTATTTTATTAAGTGCTTTTAGTTTTGTATTTGTTTTATTAACTCAGTTTGTTTTAGCTTTGTACATTATAAGAGGAGGACTTTTAATAGATTTTACGTGGTCATTGGTTTCTACTTTTATTATAGGTACGTTAGCTTTTTATCTGCGTTTTAAAGAGCAGTTCAAACTTAGACAACAAATTAAAAAACAATTTGAACACTATCTCGACCCACGACAAGTGAAACAATTACAAAATAACCCTGAGTTATTAAAATTAGGGGGAGAAAAACGTAGATGTACTTTTATATTTACTGATTTAAGAGGTTTTACCGCGTTGTCAGAAAGCGTAGAGCCTGAACAAGTTACCTATATTATGAATAAAGTTTTAAACGCACAACAAAAAGCTGTACAAAAATACGGAGGCATGGTAGATAAATACATAGGCGACGCTATGATGGCTATTTTTAACGCACCACTAGACATGGACAATCATGAAAAGACAGCTGTTGAGTGTGGTGTAGAAATAATGAAAAACATAAGTATATTAAACCAAGAATTATTGTCTGAAAACTTGCCAGGAATAGCTATAGGTATAGGCATAAACACTGGTGAAGCTATAGTAGGGAACATGGGCAGTGAAACTAGATTTGATTATACCGCTATAGGCGACGCGGTCAATACTGCTGCTAGACTTGAGTCCGCTACTAAAGAGTGTGGTGTGAATATACTTATAGGGGAAAGTACAGAATCTTACTGTGGCTACTATTTAAAAGAATTATCACCTATAATAGTCAAAGGCAAAAGCAAACCACTAAAAGTATTTACTTGGGAGTAGTTATGTTAAAAGGTTTATTAAAAAATGTTGTGGGTAGTGTTGCTCCTACTCTTGGCTCTGCTTTAGGCGGACCACTAGGAGGTATGGCTAGTAAAGTTATTTGTGAAGTTTTAGGTTGTGAGGACAGCCCTAAGGCTATTAATAACGCAATACAATCTGCCACACCTGAACAGATGATGGAACTTAAAAGAGCTGAACAGGCATTTAAAGTTCAAATGAAAGAACTTGACGTAGATATATTTAAACTAGAAGTTGCAGACAAACAAGACGCTAGAGGTAAATTTAGCAGAGATTGGACTGCACGTATTATGGGTATTGCAACCGTTGGAGGATTTCTTGGTTATATTTTCTTAGTAACCATTCAACCGCCTGAGCAAAACTCTGAAGCACTTATTAACTTAGTTCTTGGGTATTTGGGAGGACTAGCAAGTGCGGTTATTTCGTTTTATTTTGGAGCTTCTAACACGCCTAGCAAGGAGGACTAAAATGCACATATCTGACGAAGGTATTGATCTTATAAAACATTTTGAAGGTTGCGAACTTGAAGCATATAAATGTGCTGCTGGTGTTTGGACTATAGGTTATGGTTCAACGCAAGGTGTACAGGAAGGCGATAAGTGGTCACAAGAAAAAGCCGATTATATGTTACAAAGAGAACTAGAAGAAGAATACGAAAAATATATTAACGATTACGTCCACGTAGATTTAAATCAACATCAGTTTGATTCTTTAGTTTCTTGGGTGTACAACTTAGGACCAAGTAATTTAAAATCTTCTACATTACTTAAAAAACTTAATAACGGTGAATATAATTCTGTACCTGAGCAAATTAAAAGATGGAACAAGGCAAACGGAGAAGTTTTAGCTGGTCTAACTAGAAGACGCGAAGCCGAAGCTTTGCTATTTGAAGGTAAAGATTGGCGACATATATAAAATTCAAAAATAATACTATACAATAGTGTAATGGCACTAAACAAGTTTCAATTCAGACCTGGAATATTTAGAGAAGGAACTGCTTATGATGCAGAAGGCGGTTGGTTTGATTGTAACCTCATACGTTTTAACTTTGGTAGACCTGAAAAAATAGGTGGTTGGCGTAAAGAAGTTAACACAGCTTTTGAAGGTACAGGTAGACATTTACACAACTGGGTACTTTTAGACGGTACACAAGAATTAGGTCTAGGCACTAACGAAAAATACTATATTATTCAAGGGGGAGTTTATTACGATGTAACCCCTATCCGTAGAACTACAACTGCAGGGCT